CTCCCTGCGGGGCACGGACAGGCTCCTGAGCATGGATTCCAGCCCCTCTTCGCCCAGCTCTGCGAGCAGCCGCTCGAAGAGTTTCGCCTGGTCAGGCGTCATGTTGCACCACCGAGAGGGGCAGCGTCCTGCGGTGGACAGCCAGATCTGTGAAACTTCCCATCTCCGGGCAGATGGGACATTAAGCAGATTCAGGCGTACCCTGCTCGCATGGAGCAGACCTACGAGTGGAGCGAGATCGACCTCGCCCACCTTCGCGAACTGGAAGCCGCCAACGAGAGCCTTCCCGCCGACTCCCCCAGAGCACTTCTCTCAGTGCGTCTGTCGGTCTTCACAGACGACACTACGTCGCCGGTCAGGCAGGAGCTGGACCTTCGCCGACTGGCCCTCGAGCGCGGTCACCGCGTGGTCGGAGTGGCGAGCGATCTCGGCGTCTCGGCGACCAAGGTGCCGCCGTGGAAGCGCAAGAGCCTCGGCGACTGGCTGAACAATCGGGTGCCCGAGTTCGACACGATCCTGTTCTGGAAGCTCGACCGCTTCATCCGCAATCTGACCGACCTGAACGTGATGATCCGGTGGGCCGAGACCTACCACAAGAACCTCGTCTCCAAGAACGACCCCATCGACCTGACGACCACGATGGGCAAGATCATGGTCACCTTCATCGGAGGCGTGGCCGAGATCGAGGCAGCCAACACGAAGCTCCGGGTCGAGTCCCTGTGGGCCTACGCCAAAGGGCAGGAGGAGTGGGTCGTCGGGAAGCCGCCGTACGGCTACACCACCACCACTGATGAGACCGGACGACGGACCCTGACCTTCAAGGAGGATGAGGTCCGTGCTCTCAACTTCGCCCGCGAGCGGCTGCTGGCCGGCGACTCCCTCACGGCCATCACGAAGGAGCTCAAGGAGCGCGGTCTCATGTCCGAGGGGCTTCAGGTCTCCACACTGAAGCGTCGACTCTCCAACCCCGGACTGCTCGGCTACCGGGTCGAGGAGAACAAGAGCGACGGAGTGAACGACTTCCGTCGATCCAAGTTGGTCCTGAACGATCAGGGCGACCCGATCCGAGTGGGGCCTGCGATCTTCGAGCGGGACGAGTGGGACGAGATCCAGAGGCAGCTCGCCAAGCGAGCCAAGGCCCAGCCGGGTCGCCCGGTGAACCAGCGAGCCACCAAGTTCCTCGGCGTGCTGAAGTGTGCCGACTGCGGCTCGAACATGACGGTGAAGCGGACGACGTACCCACCCAACGAGAAGCGACGGAACACCCAGACGCTGGTCTACGAGCACCTGCGCTGCCAGACCTGCAAGAGCGGTGGCCTCGGTGCTCCCAACCCGCAGGCGGTCTACGACGCGCTCGTGGCGATGGTGCTCGAGGTGATCGGGGACTTCCCCATCGAGTCCAGGGAGTACGCCCGTGGCGAGGAGATGCGCCAGCGCGTGACCGAGTTGCAGAACCGGATCGCGTACTACATGAAGGGCCTCGAGCCGGGAGGCCGGCTGACCAAGACGAAGTTCTCGGAGCAGCAGGCCGAGGCCGCGCTCGACGCGGCTATCGCGGAGCTCGAGGGCATTGACCCGGAGACGACGGAGGATCGCTGGATCTACGTCGACCAGGGCAAGACGTTCCGTGAGCATTGGGAGGAAGGCGGCATGGAGCAGATGCAAGAGGATCTCCTCCGGGCCGGCATCGAGTGCGTGGTGACGAGGACCAAGGTGCCCCGGCAGCGGTCGCCCAAGGTCGACCTGAAGCTGCGCATCCCGAAGGACGTGAGGCAGCGGCTCATCCGCAAGGCCGACGACTTCGAGAACCCCCTGTAACGCGAGAAGGCCCCCGCTCCGAAGAGTGGGGGCCTTTCTCGTGCTGCTAGTTGCGCTATCCGGGCGGTGTGACGCGGGTGTGTTGCGGACAGAACTGCTCGTCCTGACCAGTGCCGGGGGCGTCTCCGGTCCAACCATCAGGGAGTTGCGTCGCGCTGCCGACCAGCCGAGCGAGGCCGTGCAGTGTGTGGTCGAGCGCCCACTCCTCGCAGCCGGATTCGTCGTCGCACATGACGACCGGGTAGGCGGCCGCGCTCATCAGAGCGGCCTTCCCGCGTCGAGGGATCGGGGCCAGTCGTACATCGGGCAGTCCGTCCCGTGCTTGTAGTCGTGACACCCGACGCGCTCCATGCACACCTGATCGGCGGCAGCGTCTATCTCGGCGGTGTGCTCGGTCATGCCGCCAGCAGGTCCGGCTCGTAAGGGGTCTCCGTGCCATCCTCCTCCACGATGACGATGGTGCATGTGATGTCGACGGTCACTGGATGCTCACCTCCACCGCACGCTTCACGATGGCACGGCGGGTGACGGCGAGCTCCACGACCTCAAGTTCCCCCGTGCCGCTCCTGCCGTTGCGGACCAGTTCCTCGGCCTGTGCCACCGCCTGCTCGAAGTCGAGGACCATCTCTCCGTTGCCGTCGAAGACGCTCTGGATGACCTCCGTGTCCGGGTGGCGCGAAGACCAGTCTCCGACCGTCACGAAGGCGACGTATCCGCCCTTGCCCTGGTCGGTCACCAGCCCTCCTCCTCCATCCCTGCTTCCGTGCCGTCGAGGTAGCCGCTGCTGTAGCCGGCCTGGTAGCCGTTCTCCCAGCCGCGCTCGTACTCCTGCTCGGTGCGGCGCTCGCCCTCCTCGAGGCCGTACTGGTAGCCAGCGTCGTGGCCGGACTGGTAGCCCGACTCGCGGCCCTCATCGAGGCCCATGTCGTAGTCGGCCTTCAGGGCCTCCCCCAGCGTGCAGCCGTAGACGAACTCGTGCAGGGCCTCGAGCAGGGCGTCGGCCTGCTGGGTCGTGAGGCGTGTGCCGGCGTTGATCTTGCCGTCGTGGATCATCACGACCGAGATCGCGTCAGGGAAGCTGCTCTCGTAGACCCGCAGCGAGTGCAGCGGGGCCAGCGAGTCGGTCAGTGTCGGGTCCGGGGGGAACTCGTAGGTCTGTGTGGTCATGCTAGGGGTCCTCCCTCTCAGTTGCCCACGCGGGCGAAGTTGATGATGGCTCGCAGCGGAGCCGAGACGGTCTCTGTGACTACCACCAGTCGCTCGAGGCTGGCGGCGATGCGGTTGAGGTTGACTGCGACAGAGTCCAGGTCGTACGCGACGGTCTCGAGCGAGTCCTTCATTCGGGTCACGAGTTCATCACCGCCTCCCAGATGTCGGCGACGCCCGAGTTGTAGAACGTCATGGAGTCGCGCAGCTCCGGGTCGGTCGTGAGGAAGTCGGGGCAGTACGCACGCTGCACGCTGACCCAGAGCTCCATGCCGGGATCGCCGTAGCCGCACGTGTCGCAGCCGCCACCGCCCTCCCATGACATGCCGTGGCTCACGATGTCGCCCTCCTGGATCTCCCAGCGGGGAAGCGCCGCGGTGACGAGCGCCTTCTCGAACTCGGTCATGCGCCCTCCTCGCTACTCATCTCGCACATGCCGCCCCACTCGCCTTCGCAGTGGGCACGGTCCTCTGGATCACGGATGCCCGCGGCATCCCTCTTGCTGATGAACTCGACCTCGCCACGTGTGTTCCTCGTGACGAACCAGTCGCGACCCTCGGCCTCGATCACGCGGCAGGCATAGGAGTCGCGTCCGAAGTAGCCGTTGGCGAAGCCGTGGATCGCAGACCCAACGTGCAGCGGCTTGGCGATGCTCATGCCGCCCCCTCCCCCGCCATGACCTCTCGGAGCCGCTCGCCGAAGCTGCGAGCGAGTGCCTGCTCAGCCCCCTGGAGGCTGGCACGGAGGTACTCTTCGCCTCCCTCGAGCAGCGTGTGAATGTCGATCACCGTGATGACGTGCGCGACCTCCACTCCCCCGACGATCAGGGACGAGCGGTGCCTCTCGGTCCAGTCCTCGATCTTCGGAGACCAGCCCTCTCGTCGCGTCACGATCTGGATGAGGTTCATGCCGCCTCCTCGAGCTGTCCGCCCTCGACCATGAACATGACCGAGGCCCAGCCAGCCGCAGGGTCGTCCAGGTGCTGCTTGAACGCCTCGTTGATCTCTGCCGGTGCGATCTTCGCCTTCACCGTGTCCTCCGGGGCCGGGTGCGGCGGGTCGATCTCGTAGAACCACTTGAACAGCCGGTCCAGCTCGGGTGCCTCGATGTGGCCGAGGTGGAAGTTCCGGTCCAGCCGGCCCGACCGAATCAGCGCCGGGTCGAGGTGCTCGATGTGGTTGGTCGTGCAGATCGTGACCAGACCCTCCGGGGTCTCGAACCCGTCCAGCGCGTTGAGCAGGCCGGACAAGCTGAGCTCACCGTCCTTCGCGGTGTTGTGGTCGCGGTCGTGGCTGAT